GATTCCAATTACAGGATGGTCCTCATTCTTACAAAAGAAACCTGAACAAACTGAGGCTAGATTAAAAACAATAAAATTAAAAGGACAATTTTCTCAAGGATTGATTCTGCCAATATCTGCTATAGAAGTAGATGGTAAACCACTTGATCCTTCGAAATTTAATGAAGGAGACGACCTTACTGCCTTACTAGGGATCAAAAAATGGGAACCTGAAATACCTGCACAACTCAGAGGTCAAGTTATTGGGTTATTTCCAGGTTTCGTATCTAAAACAGATGAAACACGTATTCAATCTTGCCCAAGCGTATTGGAAAAAAATAAAGGACTTGTATGTTTTGTTACAGAGAAAATTGATGGTTCAAGTATTACCGTCTTCCGTGTGCCAAGGAATACTCCGGGTCTTCCTGTAAAATACTTAGAGGGTAATGACGATGAGTGGATTTTTGGAGTTTGTTCTAGAAATCTTTGCGTTGCACACGCTGAAGATAACGCTTTTTGGAAAGCTGTTGAATTACTTGACTTAAAAGCAAAGCTTGAGACATACGGTAAACCTATTGTTTTACAAGGTGAGTTATACGGTCAAGGTATTCAAAAAAATAAGCTACAATTGACATCCTTAAGAATTAATTGGTTTAACGTTGTAGATCCTCTTACAAGACGTTATTTTGATTTTGAGGAATTCAAGACCACTATTAACGAATTAGGACTTACGACTGTTCCTATTCTGGATGATAATTTTGTATTAAATCATGATGTTCCTCAACTGGTAACCATGTCTATAGGTAAAAGTAAATTAAACGAGTCGGTATGGAGAGAAGGTATAGTTATTCGACCTAAAGTCGAAATGGAAGAACGTCACTTAGGCCGATTCTCCTTTAAGGTAATAAATCCTGAATTTTTATTAAAATACGATGAGTGACATTTCGTTAATTATTGGTCCAAGATATGAACTGCCCGAGGCCTATACCAAATATGGGGCTCGGGCAGTTATTTCCATTTTTGAAGCACGGGAAAAAGGTAACTGTAAAGAACCGACTCCTGATGGTGTTGAACGTATTGATCATTATAAGTTTTACTTTGACGACGTATACATTGGCACAAACTTTGATTGGAAAGAAGCTCCTTCAGAGGAAGATATTAAAAATATTTTAGAGTTATATCCAAAATATTTACCTAAAAAAGAAGACAGCCCAGTTTATGTACATTGCTTCGCTGGGGTATCTCGTTCTTCTGCGGTTGCTTTTTCATTATACTGTAAAGCAATGGGTGAAGGAAAAGAACATGAGGCTATGGAACTGACAGAGAAATCTGCTCCACATAAAGGAATATGGCCTAACGATATAATTGTTGAGCTTGCAGATAAAATCTTGAACAGGAATGGAAAAATGATTCAAGCGGTTAAGGACTGGAAAGAAACAAAATGAAAATTATTGGAACTGTTTCGACTATACCTTCTAGAATAGATAAAATTATTCCAACACTTAAAAGTGTATTAGACCAGGATGTTAAGGTTGATCATATTGAAATTAATGTACCTGTTTACTGTGATAGATTAAAGACATCTTATAGTATTCCCAAAGAATTACGTACATTGACCGATTTACAGATATATCGTACTTCGGATTATGGACCTATAACTAAAGTAGCACCTACTTTCTTTAGACACCTACACGAGGATGTTTATATTTTTTCTTTCGATGATGACATTATCTACGCAAAAAATCATTTAACATTAATGTTAAATGATTTTGGGCAATTTGATGATAAAGTTATTGCTAGACATGGGGGTATGTTTACAGATAAAGGTATTACACCTTATTTTGGAACATTAAAAGTTGATTATATTGAGGGTTACGGCGGCGTGCTTTATCCTATGAAATTGATTGATACATCTTTTATAGATTATCTATTCAACGTACTCAAACACAAGCCATGTATCTTAGCGGATGACATCGTCTTGTCTCATTTTTTTAGAGCAAAAAGAATTCCTCTCTGGATTTCAAATAATAAAGATTCTAATGGATTTAATCCAGAAATCACTAAGCATTCAAAATTAGACGCGTTAAAAGATATTGGCAACGGACACGTTTCAAACTATAATATAGTTAAAGAAATACTTAATTTGCTAATAATAGAATAATATGTTTAATAGAGATATTTACAAAGATCCAAAAGCCCCAGCATTTGTACTTCTAGCGACCACCATTAAAAAATATGGTATGAATTCGTTAGAATATGAACCCGAACTTTTGAGAAATGAAATTGAGAAAGACTATAACATTAAACTGCCTGATATCAATATGGATAAACTTCAGGCAGCTATTATTGTGATGACTACAGATCATTTTTATAACGATTGGAGAGTATTTGAGACTTGCTGTCATTTATTCCATAATGAGCCTGTTGATGCAGACGTAGTGAATCCACTAGATGCGGAAGATATTGCAGTTGGGTTGGCAGAAGCTACAATGATCAAAGCTGATACGCTTGATACACATTCTGAATTAGACTTTGATGATGAAATTAGAGCGTATGCTGGACAAGTATTTTTTGAATACGGTATGAGCACTGCGCCATTCATTTTTAGATCGGCGATAATGCCATCTATCCCAGGATCTGCAATTAACGATCCTGATAAGAATGATGCCCTTCGTGAATTATTCGATGGGCACTCTGAATATATTTTAAATTATATTGAAAAACAGGCTTGATTAATCATCAATCCCGTTTAATTCGCGTGCTGATGAGGAAGGTCCGGTTAGGGAAGGATCACCGATTGCAGAATAGGCAGCAACAATAGCGAACGTTAAAGCATGAAGAAAGTCATCAGGTTTATGCGGAGCATGGCTGTACATTAGTTCAGCATTCAGCGCTCCAGGTTTATCTTTGACTTCAATAAATTCGGCAAGAATATCTTCCATTGCTTTATCCATTTCTGACCATTGAGGGAATAGGATTTTTCCTCCTTGGAGCATTCTAAAGGTAAAAGATAAACAGTCGCTTCGATGAAGAACATAGCGATTAGCTTTCCAGTTGGGAGCACCTTTAGGCATATCATAAGATTGCACAAGCTTTCCATTACCGTATCGAACTAACAAAGCTCTTTGCGGAGAAGTAATTTCAGCCAATTTATGTCCTCTGATAGGATCTGGCCCACTGTCTGCTACGACAATGGAATTTACTTTATTGGAAATTTCTGCGATAACTTTTATATGCTCTTCATAATCCAAAGTATCAAATATTCTAGCATCAAAGACTTCAAACACACCATCTGAACGAATGGCACCATGAACTACAGCGGTTCGAGAAGTGACTGAATTTACTCCCCAATCTACACCTGTTACATACTTTATGTAACGATTACGGTTTTTATTGAGGATACGTAATTCATCACTGTCTTGTTCTCGTGTAGGACCTAATATACATAAAGAAGCTAATTGTTCTTTAGTTATAGGCTTACTTCCTACATCATAAGCCAACCCAAATACTTCGTTGAAGATCTGATGCGTTCCATATTTACCGTCCGTAACTTTCTGATATATCTCTTTCCACTCTTTAGGAGACTGGTTAAAGTGAGGTAATAACGGCTGGGCTAAATGATAACCAACTAAATCTATGTCTTGAGGATTTGCTACGGCAGATACCCATTCTCCTTTAGTTGTGTTAATCACTTTCCCGCATTTCGCACAGGAGTAACCATGCTTTTGTATCATTTTCATTGGATTGTTTTCAATAGTTAGCATATTCCAATGATTACATGCTTCACATTTGGTAGCCCACTCTAATTGAGTTGAGCGCTTCCATAATTCATTAATAGTATTATCTGTTGTCAAAGGGGTGCCAGCAAACGTCTCACGCTTATAACGAGAGAGGGCCATGGTTTCCTTAATGATCGGTAGGATTTCGAATAGAATATCCTGAACCTCATCATGCATATTTTGGTCTGTAGCAGGACCACGGACGCGAGTAGCGTCTTCTTTTGCATATTTAAACAGTACTGCGCTATTTGTGTCGGCGAATATTTTTTCATAAACATCGTTCTTGTACCAGCCTTTAACGAAGATCTTCTTCAATTCAGGGCTTTCAAATCGAGGACTTACATAGTTACTGGAAAAGTATTTAGTTGTTGCTTCCTGAGGAGCAACATAAAGCATCTTATAATGATTCCAGCGGATCATGTTTAACGTTATGATATTACTTAACAGAGTTGATTTTAGAGTTTTCCTACTACATTTTAATAGTAACTTTTGCGGTAAGTGATCATAAATCTGCCGCATCATGGGAAACAATTCTAGGTTCTGAGCCCTTCCTTCGTTATCTTGAAGATAACGTTCAATAAAATACGAAGCTGGTACGTGTGTAAATAACAGCTGTCGTGCGAGGAAGATGGAGTTCGGATTTTTTGACTCAAACAGTCGGTTTATACCGGCTGTTACAACGGACGTGTCATGCATAATAATGAATTTGAAGCTTTAGGCTTCTTGATAGATTTCTGGTGTAAATGTGCAGAGGTATTCATAAATACTTTTGTAGGTGCAACACTTGGAATTATAAGGTATATTAGTAATTTATAATCTACTTTAATAATATGAGTAAGTCAACCAGGTTTTATCAATCAAAGGATTACAAACAAATAAATGGAAAGCCATTAATAGTAAGATGTGCTTACCAAACTGAATTAAAAAAATACGATCAAATCGTAAAGACTAATGCTACAAAAAAATGATTTAGTGGAATATACTCAACTTGAAATGTTTGATAAAGCTCTTGAAGGCCGTAAAGGTATTTTCCAGGAGAGCTTTATCAAACCTTTTTTATCTGGAGAAGAAAGCTATTCAACAGTTTTATTTTTTGGAATTGGGTTTAAAGACGTACCAACAATATGTCTTTCAAAGGTGAATAATTAATAAACGATATAACGTCACTTAGATAATAATTATGAACAACACTAGGTTATGGCATCTTTTGTCGAAAGACTAAAACATTATAATAATGCTGCTTACCCCGCATTGTGGATTCAAACCTTTGAAGAGGCTAGAATTACAAAAGAAATTACATCAGGTATGTTTCGTAAACCCTCAACTGGTGATCCCGGTTGTAGGGTATTCCAATGGGACAGTCAAGACGGACTAACTGAACGTACTGACGGTCGAGTAAAAGAGTTCAAGGAAACTGAGGAACCTCTTAAAATGTTTAAAGTTATTAAGGAACTGGCGGCTAATGAGCCTTCCGAAAATATCTTTATTCTGAAGGATTTTCACTTGCAGTTTTCGAAACCTTTAAAAAATATCGAATACATTCGTAGTCTAAAAAATCTGTTAGAGACATTAAAGTTTCATAGAAATATGATCTTGATCACATCTCCGATAGTTAAAATTCCTACAGAATTACAAAAAGATATTCAATTAATTGATTATAAGCTTCCAGATAGTGATAGCATTGCTATAAAACTAAATGAAGTAGCTACAGAAGTAAATCAATCAAGAAAAGGAAAAGATAAAATCGAAATAGATGATCTCACCAAAGAAGCAGCAATTGAAGCTGCGAAAGGTATGACTGCATCTGAAGTAGAAAACGCTTTTGCTTTTGCTATTGTTGAAAACAAAGCGTTCAACGCATCTTTTGTAAAATCTGTATTTAACGAAAAGATTCTACAAGTTAAGAAAGGTGGAATGCTAAATCACATTGAAACAGATGTTTCGTTCGATAACGTTGGTGGTCTTGACGGTATTAAGCGTTGGGTCCAAACACGTAAGAATGCCTTTTCTAAAGAAGCTCGTGATTACGGACTTCCTTATCCTAAAGGACTAGGATTAGCAGGTATTGCAGGTTGTGGTAAAACTTTGATTAGTAAGGCAATTGCTAATGAGTTTAAATTTCCGCTATTTCAATTAGATCTTGGTGGTCTATTTAGTAAGTATGTTGGAGAGACCGAAGGCAACTTTATTCAGATGACAAAAACTGTCGATTCTATTGGTCGTTGTGTTATTCTTGTAGATGAGATTGAGAAATATCTTAATACTGGAGCAACATCAGGAGCTGGAGACAGCGGCACAAGCTCACGTTCTTTTGGAACTTTGTTGAGTTGGTTATCGGATCGCAATAATCCTGCGTTCGTTATATTCACTTCTAACAATCATCTTGCACTGCCTGTCGAGCTTATTCGTAAAGGTCGGTTTGATGAATTGTTTTGGATTGATTTACCTGATGAGCGTGAGCGGCGGGACGTTATTACTGTCGTTATCAATAAATTCAAACGTAATATTAACAAATTTGATGTTGATACATTAGTAAAATTAACAAAAGAGTTTACTGGTGCTGAAATTGATAATGTGTTTAAAGATGCTATGTTTGCTGCTTTCTCCGAAGGAAAAGAAGTTGATCAGACATATCTTGAGAAAGAAATTAGAGCCCTTACACCACAGTCAAAGATTAATGCTGAAGCCATCGAGGCAATGCGTAGTCGTGTTGAAGGTCGTCTTAAACCTGCAGTATTAAATACAGCAGCTAAAAGCTATCTCACTGAAGTTAGAAAAATCAAAGCTTAAATGAGTACCTTGGTTCAAAATAAAACCAGTCTTACAGACTCGGTTAAAGCTTATTACGATAAGCTTTTTCAAGACGGCTTCTTGGTTAGTGTTCATGTCTCCAAGTGGGGCATGAGCACTCACTTAAATAAAGAAGATATTGAATACGATAAAGCTGTCCCGGCCATCTTTAAGTTAGGTAAAAAAATGCTGATAGACCCGGAGAGGTTTAACGAGTTCTCTCGGATCGAAGGAAAAGCTAGAAGATTTCTTTCTGCTAATTCTTATGATTTTCCTATCGGAGAAGCGCATTTTGTACCTAAGAAAAAAGTTAAAGAAGTACTAACCACCTTAGATAAAATCAGACAAGAGTTCAATAAACTAAAAGAAAAGTTTATCGAACATTATGACACGTATAAAGAAGATATCCTTGCTAAGTACCCAGAACTGGCAGATTCTTTACGTCCGCTTTATCCACAAAAAACGGAGCTTAACGGAAGATTCAACTTCAGTGTCTCACTATATGAAATCCGTATGCCGAAGGAGCTTGGCGAGGTTGATATCCAATCTCTTATAACTCGCGACGAGGCAAAACAAGAAGTTAAAGATGAGATGGAGAAGGAGCTTGCAGATTACTATAAAACTTCAATGACTAAACTTGAACGTTTTACAGAAGATGCTGCAAAGGTTCTTCGTGCTCAAATGGTTACTATGTGTACCTCGGTTATCGAAAAAATCACAAATAAGGAAGTTGTTACAAAAACTAACATTCAAATGATTCGTGATGAGATTGATAATTTTAGAAAACTTAATTTTACAGATGATCAAGTTGTCGCTGAAGAAATTGAAAAACTAGCGGAAGTAGTATCTGGAAACGTTAATTATAAAACCGATAAAGATGCTTTAGCAGAACTAAATAATGCATTAACTAATGTATTGGATAAAGCAAATAACTTGTCTGACTTATCTGCGATTTCAGACACATACTTTAGAGCAATTAAACTATAATGTCACATACAGTAGCAATTAAAACACAACTTAATAATTGGACAGTGTTAGAAAAAACACTTAATCAGTTAGGTTGGATTATCAAACAAAATCAAAAAATACGTACGTATCCTAGTGATCCAGAGCGGCATCGCGTCTTTGAACATATTGCGTATAATCCCAACAAAGGTTATGACGTCGGTATCACAACAGATGCACAAGGGAATGTATCATTACATTATGATCCTTTTGATGGTTCTGTTGAAAAAACCCTCGGAAGACAGTTTGCAAAACTTAAAACAGATTACGTAATTAACCTAACTAAAGAATATTATGACGAAGTCGAAATCATGGAACAACTCGCGGACGGATCACTCATTATCGAAGCCGACGATGGACTATAAAACTAAAAGGCCTGTTCCTGAATTGGATGGGCGTACCTTGGCATTGTATAAGCTGCTGGCAAATGATATTTATCAGTATTTTGTAAGCCAGGATGACCCTCCTGCAGATGAAATTTACGTACCAGTCGAAATCTTTAAGAAGGTAAACGACACCACTTATGATGCGACTGTTCGTTTTATTGTGGATTGTTGTGGGCGTAAGGTTCACAACGTTCGCATTCGATTCAATATCGACAATAAGTTTCGGTTTGTTCCTTCAACTTGGCGTTATCTATAATATGGCAAAAATCAAAATTAAAATCGACAAAAACGGTAACCCCACAATCTTAGATGTTTGTGGGGAAGGTACTAATTGTCTCGAAGCTACTAAAAACTTTGAGAAGGCTCTTGGTACCGCAGTAGAAAGTTCTCGACAACTCACTGAAAATTATTACGAAGGTGAGGCCGAGGAAAATCTTTTAACAAACGAAGGCGATGGCGAAGCGTAAAATCTTTATTGATAAAGATGGCAACGTAAAAGCTTTGTGTGACAATGTTCTCGAAAATATCCCTGGCATTGGTGCCAGGGATATTCAGAGAGCTGCAGATGTGGAATTTAATAACGAATTACAGGTGTGGGAAATTATCCGTAATGGTAAAGTTTTAGGATTTCATCCTCGAAGAGACGAAGCTATAAAGTTGGAAATAACACTTATGAACAATATGTTAGAAAGGGAATTAACAAATGCCTGATATTGACGATATTGAAAATGATTACATTAGAGATAGAGAATTAGCTACGATGCGTCAAAAGAATAATCCTGGAAATGAACCAACTGGACATTTTACTGGCAGATGTAAGTGTTGCGGAAGCAACGATTTGTGGGATGATAATTTGACATACGGTTGCAATAGTTGTGGTGCCATGTATATTTTCTAGTTATGGCCGAAATAGAGAATCAAGTTACAAATGAAGAGATACAACAATTAATCCGTATTCCTACAATTGGAAATGGATTATGGGCTGATGATGGAGAGAAATGGATTATAGAAATTGACGGTGTTAGAGTTAGGGGATGGAGCGGAAACGAATGGTCCTCTAAAGCAAGAGCCTATAATGCCTTGGTCAATTCGCATCATATGTATTGGCCAATAAGAACTAAATTAGCGGAGCTACGAAATATTAATGAAATAGACTATGCTATAACTAGGGATAAAAAGTTCCGAAAAAAGTATGTCAATGCCTTAATACAATCTGGCCGTGCTGAAATAAAAAGAATTCAATGAGTTATTCCTTTCTAGCAATAGCAGATGTTCATTTGGGATTAAAACTATTTAATCTTCCTGAACTTGAGCAAGATATGCGAGATAATTTTTCTCGTTTAGTCGATCTTGCAATCGACTTAAAGGTAGATTATGTATTTGTGTCTGGTGACCTTTATGAACATAATCGACCTTCTCCAGATTTAATTAAATTTGTAAAACAACAGTCAGATAAATTAAACGCAAATGGTATCATTATTGCTGGAATTGCTGGAGATCACGATAAACCTATAAATGGAGCATCGTGGGTACAGTTAAGCGGTATTGTGCCTGTACAACAAATAAGTGAACAATTTGTTGGTTTGGATTATTGTGACCATTCGCCACTTCTAATTCCAAAATTAGCAGAAGTACCATATAAAAATAAGGTCGAATGGATCTTTCTTCATGGTCATGTTCCAGAGTTGTTTAAATTCAGTGAAGAAAAGAAACTACTTGATATAAAACAACTGAATTTGCTTGAAACATACCCTAGTTTAAAAGGTGTAATATTAGGTGATATTCACGTACCTACCGATTCAAAGATACACGATCCAACCGGGAAAAGAAGCCCATTACCTTATATTGGTTATTGTGGAAGTTTGGGTGTAACAAAGACAGACGAGGTAGGACAGAAAACAGGAATATTGTATTTTGATGGTAAGGAAATCAAAAGACATCCTTTTAAGCTAGACAGAAAGTTTGTACGTCTTTATTTAGGAGATTCTTTGGAACCTATTAATTGGATTAATAAGTTTGCGGCTTTTTTCAAAGCACACGAAGGAAAAAAACCTGTTATTATCGTGGAATATGATAAGACTTGTGAAGAAAAACTTTCGTTAATAAGTCCTTTATATGAAGTAGGTATTGTTAAAAAGTTAGCAATAAAAAGAAGAAATATGGAAGACGGCGAAACTGAAGAAAAACAAGTAATTAATCTTCGATCTGAATTAAAAACTAACGATCGAATTGAAAAGGTGTTAAAAGAATTAGTTCCTGAGAAAGAAGCTTTTGATTTTACACATTCATTGTTGAACAATTTAGAAGACCCTGCTATGGTGTTAGACGAACTTAAAGAAAAATATTTATGAACATGGCTGACAAACAACCCAATAAGCTTTTTAAACTGTTGGAAGACTTCATGACGGCTGAAAAGATTATTAAATCTTTTGAAAAAAAGAAACCCACTAGTGAAGCTTTTGAACAGAAGATTAGAGCATCATATTTACAAATTAGTAATTTAATTGATGTTGAGCTTGATAATATTTGTGACAAAGCACCACCTTATACATTAAAAGATGAACCGGGAACAGACGAGACAACTTCGGAACGCATTTGACGGAACAACAAAGGGTATGTGGGTCTCTGTTGAACAAGGGCCTGATACTCATGGTTTGTTTTGCAATGAGCATGTGGTAGCGGAGGGAATGTCATCTAATGACGCAGATCTCGTGGACATCATGCACGCGCATTTTAAAGAGTTATTAGACGAGATTGATACATTAAATGATTTAAATCTTCGATTAAAAGAAAACGAAGAAAATCATAAATTACAAATTGAGTCTCTAAAACGACAAACAGCTCATTGGCATAATCTGTACAATGCTGCTAAGAAGGCAGGAGAACAGATTATTCTCGAAACAAAATGAAAGCTGATTCTCTTGGAGATAGAATGAAAGGTTATGAAGATTCGCTCCGTATAAAAGCAATCCGTCGTGCACCTAAGGTTATTAGAATTGACGGGAAGGCCTTTCATACATACTTAGCAAATGCTAGGAAGCCCTATGATACAAATGTTGCTGAGGCTATGAATAAAGCTGCTGTACGGGTTATGAAAGAGATCGGAGGTACTGCAAGATTTGCGTACATCCAGAGCGATGAAGTTTCGATAGTTCTTAACGATGGTTTAGATTTAAACACACAAGCTTGGTTTGATAATAATTTACAAAAAATTGTATCAGTTTCTTCTAGTATATTTACAGCAAAGTTTAACAAAGAATTTGCCTGGACTAGAAAAGATACTGAGCTAGCCTTTTTTGATGCTCGTTTGTTAGTTTTACCTGACACCAATGAGCTTTGCAATTACTTGGTTTGGAGACAACAAGATGCAATTAGAAATAGTGTTCAGCAATATGGTAGGCATTATTTTTCAAGTAAAGAATTACATGAAAAAAGTTGCGAGGAAATTAAAAAGATGCTGAAGGAAACACATGGATTTTCTTGGTTAGAAGCAGAACCTTGGACAACACACGGTTATCTAGCCAATAAAAACACTGTAGAGATTACAGCGGCTCCATTGTTTACAGAGAACAGACCAGAAATTATTACGAGATATAATCCTGATGAGAAAATGTCTTCTGTTTCTGAGTAATGGGAAATATTCAAAATTCAAAAAGCGAAATCAAAGAACAAATAACTAACTTAGTTTTAAAACAAGCAAAACAAGTTTTTGATAAACACCAAGAATTAACATCTTTTGGGTGGAATCAATTTACAAGTAAATGTGGTAGCAGTCACACTAAAAAATATTCAGTATACCACACCATCAATACGCCAAATATTAATGGCAATTATGGTAGTATGTTAGATCATAATACAGATATTAGCAGAGATGTTTCTGATGCATTAAAACAATTTGATATTGAGCATTTATTTATCGGATTTGGAGATGACTCAGATATTTGCATTTATCGAGATTTAACTTATGAAGTAAGCAATATTTTATGATAATTACTGATTTAGAATTAAATAATTTCAGAAAACATAGACAGTTAAAGCTGAAATTAAAGGATGGAGTCACCGGTATTATTGGAGATAATGGTACCGGTAAGTCGTCGATCATTGAGGCAATTCTATTTGCTTTGACTGGAAGTCTTTTCAATGGTACTAAAGATGACGCTATTTCTTTGGGTGCCGACAGTGGTGATGTTACTATAAAGTTTATTTTAAACGGAAAAAAAGGCAGATTACAAAGATGGCTAAGTGGATCAAAGGTACAGTTAGCTTATGACGGTGGGATACCATTAAAGAAGTCCGGGGAAGTAAAAGAACTTTGGGATAAGCTATTGCAAGTTGGACCGGAGATTATTTCAAAAGTAATTATTGCTCAGCAAGGTAATATTCCATTATTGTTTTCCGGTGATAGTACTGTTAGGGAAAAGATTTTTCAAAAAATATTCTTAGTTCCTAATACCGAAAAGGTACGTAGTTTGATATCTAAAAATTATCTAAAACAACTACCTCCACTACTTCCTATAGAAGATATAGAAGATCTGAGAAATGAAATACATAACACACAAAAAGAAATTGATGTGTTACATTGTGAAATACAAGAGCTTCCGTTATTAGAAGAATCTGATGTGGAAGCCTTTAAAGCACAGTTACGGTTTCTTTCAAAGTGTGAGGCTGATGCTGGTTCTCGTATAATTGTAAACGAAGCTATTGAAAGATGTGAAGAACGTCTTGAGATTTTACGTAATGAACAGAAGGAATACTCAGATATTCTTAAGTCAATTAATATTGTAGATTATGAGAAACAGAAGAATACACTTCTTCAACATAAAACCTTATATCAACAAAAAATTAATTACGAACGTTCATTGGCAAATTTAGAAACAATAAAAATTGATTTTGATTTGCTTGAAAATAATCGTGAGCTATTAAAAGAGTTACACAAACAACAAAAAGAATTGTACGATTTGTCGATTACTTTAAAAGTAAAGATAGATACTAACACAATTCAAATTGGTAAATTCAAAGATTTGAAAGATAAGGCCATGTGTCATACATGTGGACAACCGCTACATTCTGTAACGGAATTAGTCAATCTTCTTGAACAGGAAAAGCAAGAGTTATTAGCAGAGTTTAAGAAAGTATCCGCATCTCTCAAAGAGTTAGAGTTAGAAATAACGAAAAAAAGTACCGAAATTGCTAACGTAGAGGAGCATTTGGAACAAATTAAAAGTCTGAGAAAATCGCTAACACAATTTAAAAACATTGAGTTTAGTGAAGATGATTTGACTTCGTTTTCAGAAGTTATTGAAAGTTATCGCGAATATGAAAAGGCTTTGGCTGATGTAAAGATCAGAATTTCTTCTGAGGAAGGACAATTAAATAAATTCAAAATTGAATTACTGAACTTAGCTGAATATGTTGGTGAAGATCTAAACGAAGAGAAAGGAATATTGGCTAGTGCATTAAATCAACATGTTGAAAATACTCGTCAAGTACAAGTAAAACAAACAGCACTGCAAATGAAAGAATTTGCGTTAAATGATTTAAATACACGGTTAAATAGGTCTAAAGATAACCAAGAAAAAAATAAAAAAAGAAATCGTTACAGTGAATTATTAAACATTGCGAACGATATTCTACAGACTTCCAACTTTCCTAGAAAGCTTATTTTAGACTATGCGGATATTGTTTCCGAATACCTTCAAGAAAAACTTCAAGATTTTAATATGCCTTATACTGCTAAAGTTGCGGATAATTTTAAAATTGAAATGTATGACGATGATGGACGACGTTTACCTTCCGTATCAGGAGGTCAAGAAATTCAAGTAGGTATTGCGTTACATTTAGCACTACATGAATTATTCAGCCAGTCTTTTCCTCTAATGATTATTGATGAAGGGACTACACACTTAGACACTACAAATAGAAAAGCATATTTTGATATTATTAAAAAATTAAAATCTGCAGATAAGTTACAACAAATAATAATTATTGATCATGATCCAATGCTTTCTGAGGTTGTGGATCATGTCATATCCTTAGGACAAATAGAAGAATACAATGATTGAGCTTACATTATTAGCCGCAGGTATTTTCACAAATTTCTTAGTAGAAAAACCTGAGTTGCGAAAATACTTAAAAGAAAAGATTAAAAAATTATTTAGCTTTGGTTCCCTTAGATCAAATAAAGGAAACCAAGACAACATCGTAGTAGACTAATATGTTTTTATTTATACTAGGCTATGGGTTAGGTTGGTGTTATAACCACAGACCAAAAGTTGCAAAGTTTCTAAAAGAGACAGCAGACAAAATTGATACGGAGTAATTTAATAATATGAATGTACAAATAACAATGCTCGATGGAGCACTCCATATAACACCAGCTACAGATTATTTGACTAAGTATCTCAAGTATAGTCATAAAAAGATGGAGATTGTACATTTTAAAAGAAAACCTGTTTACGAAGAACGCCTACTCCATCAGACAGATGGTTTAGGCGGTATCTTTACATTACAAGGGTTCTTTCAAAAGATATGCAATTTAATACATAAAAATAATGATACTTATACGATCGTTGATGAGCGTACTGCATTACCTGACATAGATTGGCAAGCTGTAAAGGATGTCGGGTTGCGTGATTACCAGATTGATGCTGTAGCTAAAGGATTAACAGCCGGTGCGGATCAATCCGGAATCTTTCACGCAGCAGGTGGTTATGGTAAAACTTATTGTCAGGCATTTACATATGCAGCGTGGAATTCGCTTAACACAATATTAGCAATCCCTTTAGCACAAGTTTTTCGTTCTACTTACGAAAAGTTTAAAAAGATTTTTCCAAATAAACATATAGGTAGAGTTGGTGATGGTTATAATGATATTAGTAAAGAAATTACTATAACTACATTTCGTTCTTTAGAAAAATGTGCAGTAGAAAAGTGCCAATTATTACTTGTTGACGAACTGCAAGGTTCTTCTGGAGATCATATTCAAAACGTTATTAGTTCAGTAAAACCGATTAGAATATTTGGATTTACAGCTACTGATGATGGTTTGTTTAATGGAGCGGATAAATTATTAAAAGGATTGTTTGGAGAGAGATTAATTCATATTCCTTATGAAGAAGCTCAAGAAGTTGGAGCTGTTGTTCCTGCTTTAGTTTACTTTGTCAGAACTCCACAATATCTAGTAACGGCTTCTTCATTTGAAGCTTGTATTACTCAGGGAGTTAAAAAGTGTAAACCAAGAAACGAATTAATTTCTAAAATTGTTACAAAAATACCAAAAGGATGGCCTTCATTGACATTCGTTGATCATATTGATGACCATTTAATTGAGTTACATAAACTCATGCCTCCAGGTGTAAAATATGTACACAGAAAAACAAGTAAAAAAGAAATTGGTGTATATGCGTTATCTACTAAACAACAAAAAGAGGTAACACAAGATTTTATCGATAATAAATTTCAACACTTGATTGCAACAGACGCATTTAGAGCTGGAGTAGATATTCCACATCTTAGAGTTGTCATTCAGGCTAGTTCCGGTTCATCAAAAATAGAGGTTATCCAAGAAGCATTACGAGGTAGTCGTGTATTAACTGAAGCTGATAAGCTGCGGTTGGATATTGAAGAAGACAAAACTCATTTTGTCTTGATAGACTTTCTTGATAATCATGATGAGCGTCTAAACGACCTAGCATTAAAGAGGATGGAACATTATAAAGCTCAAGGCTGGAAAATAAAAATAGTTGACTCAGTTGATCAAATTGACTGGTACGACTACGACAACAAATTATGAGAATACTTGTATTAGACCTAGAATCAAATCAAGTGATGACGGAGGCAAGAAACATAATTGGTGTAATTGGCAAATCAAAGCTTAACATGGAAGATGTTGAGGCTAAGTTAAGTTTTGATTTGGTAATTGATGCTAAAGAATTAGTTAAAATGATGCCTACCAAAGAAGATAAGATAGCAGCAATCGAAAATCCTAGACGTGCAATTCGCTTATAATGACTGATCATGAATTGTTTTTGTTATTAAAACAACGATTCGGAGCAGCCAAAAAAGCAAACAATAATTGGGTTAGAGTAAAATGTCCTACATGTGCACCAAGAGATGCCGTAAAGCTGAAACGTGGTGTTAACTTAAAGACACTAAGTACAAATTGTTTCATATGTCAAAAACCATTGGCATTATCACAGATTTTTGGAAATGTAAAAATTGAAGCTGCTTCGAACATAATAGAAGAGGTTAAAGAACATCCTCAAGCAAAAAAATGGCCTTGTACTGGAGTAATTCCTGTTTGTGCCTTAGATAAAAATCATCCAGCTGTAAAACTTCTTAAAAAAGATCATATTACAGATTTGACCGAGTGTTGGGATGAATATGGTGTTGGATACATTACAGCAGAAGATGCAGTAGATATTGTTTTCGATAAAGGAGATGATGGACAAACAAAAATAAATTCAGCACATTCATTAGTTTTTCCTGTCTATTACAATAATGAATTTGTTGGTTGGCAATTGAGATTTGTGCCTGGGACTCCTAATGGAAACCGTATGGGTAAAATGAAATATCTTCATGTATTTCCGAAAGGACAATATCTATATAATTACGATAAGGCTAAAGAATTTAATTCTGTCGTTGTTGTTGAGGGTGTCAAAAAGGCATGGAAGTTTCCAAATGGTGTCGCTACATTCGGTAAAGGTATCACTTCTCAGCAAATCCAGTTGATACAGCGTTGGGATGAGATTATACTTATGTATGATGCAGGCGATAAAACTCAAGCACAGGCGAGACAATTAGCATCACAAATTCGTTTAAACGGTAAAAAATGTATAAACATAGATCCAGCAAATTATGGTTTTGATAGTCCGGATGAAATGACTAAAGATGAGGCTCAAACTATAGTTTATTCTGAATGGATAAAAGCTTATGACTGATATTGAATTCCAAGAATTAGTACAACAAGTTAAAGATGCTTTTCTACATCAAAAACGTCGAGTAATGCCTCATTATAAACTTCCGGATAATGACGAAGTTTTTAAAAAAGCAACGACCTTTATGCTACAACATTGTAATGATGCTGAGATGTTTGTTGTAGCTCAATTTTATCATAAATCGATAAACGATAAAATGGCAATGCTTCCACAATTTCTTTATACAGCAGAAGCAGTTGAAAATTTTGGAAGATTGTTAGACACTATAAGCAGTATTGTACCTTATGAATTAATTTATAAAGAAAATAAAAATAGACTTAACGCACACACGGCGTCTGGTTTTTCTGAAGAGGAAGTATTAACTTCTATGACTCTAAACTTTGATGCATGTTTTCGTTTAACTTATTCGAAACAACCAATAAGTAAGTTAATGAACAATACAAAACTTCGGGAACGAGCTAAAAAAGAATTCTCTAAAGAAGTTGAAGAAGTATTGAAAAAATATAATCATGATACTAGACGTATTACAGCAGCAATAAAACAATGAGTGCAACACTATATAATAATTCGGATTTTGATGAACTCATTTTAATGCATTTGACAAGGTCTCAAAAAGTTTATGACCGTGCTAAAGCTTTAAAAATGGAAGGGGATGATTTTCTTACATCTTTAGCCGCTGGCATTCAAGTATACAAAACAATTGGTCAACTTCTTTTAGACTTAAATATTGTTCGTCCTATTGTTTCTACGGTTTTGGACATTGAAGTTCAAACTTTATTAGCAAATAATGAGATTAATGATGTAACGATTGAAAATTTAAAGGAATTACTAGATAGTTTTTATATAAAGGAGTTACAAGAAGATTACGTCGAACAACACCTCTTCGAGTTTATTAAACATAGAAGATTAAGTAAAGTTCAGCAAACAACTACTGATTCTACAGAAATGTATGAAGAGATGAAGCAAGTTGCTGAGGGTTTTGAAAATATTAGAGTTTTCGAAGACGTTGTTGATGTTAATCCTTTTGATAGACCTATTTATATAGAGCAGTTGGCTTATCGAGCTATTGGGTTTGACGGACTCGAAGCTCATATGGGAGGGTTTCAACCAGAAGAGTGTTCACTGTTAATGGCTGGCTCTGGTGTAGGTAAAACAGCTTGTGCAGTTAATATAGCAAATTGTATATCAGAGTTTGTGAACGTTGGATATTTTTCGTTAGAAGAACCTAACACACATCTTACACAACGATTCTATGCTAGGAAATTTGGACTTAACTACAGTAAATTAAGATATGGTAATCCTGAAGAAAGGATGTTATTAAACTCTGCTTTTGCCGATTTGACCGCATTAGATAGACAACGTTTAAGAGGATTAAAAATAATAGATGCTAGGCATATGACACCTGTGACAGTAAACACTATCAAAGGATTGTTAACAAAATATGCAAATGAAGGGTTCATTATTGATACTATTATTATTGATCAAATGGACTATTTATCTCCTGTAAAAACACTATCAAAAGGAGCAGATCGTTGGAAAGAGTATGAACAAATTGCCTTTGAATGTGATGAGCTTTCTATGTTTAGAATTCTAGATCAACATCCAATCAGTGTAATTGTTTTACATCAATTAAAAGGTGCTCCTACTTGGGACTATACAGTCGATGATATTGCCGGATTTAAGGGAATAATTAAACCGTTTGATTTGGCTTTAGCTATAGGTAAACATCATGAAAATGCGAATTATATTAAAATTCAGTCTTTAAAAGTTCGACATTTTGCACCATTTGCTTTGACGTATCAGGCTAATTTTGAAAACATGAATTTTACTAGAGCGGATTGGGCTCCTCAGAAAGGTAAAGAAGATAGAAACAGAAAAAAACAAGAAGACGAAGAAAAAAGATTTAATGATTTAGATCGTCTTAAAGACCGAGCAAGAGTACCCGTACAATGATTACAGAAAATGAAGAGAGGAACGGAAAAGTTTGGTTATCTGGGTTTGGTGATACGGAAGCGAAGATATTAATTATTTCTTCACATCCTGCTTTTGAGGATGTTCGTAATACTGAACTACATTATCGTTCTCAAGAAAAAAGAGATTATTTTTCCTCTGATGAATTGATGGGTAATTTAAAAACTGCAGGTATTAAAGAAGAAGACTGTTTCTTTACTACAATGGTAAAGTATGGCATCGGGAGCAAGGATAAACCTTCTCCAGAGCAGATAGAAGAATGTGCGGCAGAATTAGATGCTGAAATTGCTGAGATAAAACCAAAACTAATCATTGCGTTAGGAGCTGAAGTGTTCAAACGTGTAATGAAAGAGGTTGTTAAACACTCAGACTTTCTCGGAGAAATTATTGATAGTCCTTACGGACCAGTTATGGCTACATACGCTCCAGGGCAGATTTATAGAGTTGATCCGAAGTTAAGGCCAGATGCTATTTCACATTTTGTATTAGCAAAAAGATATGTAAACGGTACATTAAAATATAGACCTTTTACATATCAAGTAGTTACTGATCCTGAAGAAAACAAAAAAATACTTCAAGGTTATATTGACAAAGGTGAGTTTCATATTGGTTATGATGCTGAGTGGAAAGGAAAATTCGGCAAAGATGAAATGATGTATACATTTCAGTATTCTTGTGAGCCCGATAAAGCTTATATCCTACCCATTATAAGTGAGGATAAAACTACAGAGAATATTGAACTGTTACATTCGATGAAAGTGATGTTAGAACATCCAAAGGCAGATCGTCTTGGTTGGAACATTAGGGCAGACGACAAACGGTTAAGAGCTAAAGGATTTAACTTACCTGAAGAAACTTTGGGTTTTGATGGTATGAAGGCTGTGGCTTTCTTTGATAGTCGTTATGGCAAAGGATTGGAAGTTGGTATACGTCAGTTTACTAATTACAGACCTTATTATAATAGGTTGACTAGAGCACTTAAAACACATAGTCTAAAGAAAGAAGAAATGTCTGAGTTGTATTTCTTAGACAATGAATTATTTCTTGATTACTGTGCAGGTGACGCGGTATCACATCGTGAAGCTTGTTTAAATATGAGAAGTGAAATGATTAAGTATGTACCAGAAAAAGTAAGAAATTATTATTTTCAAACATACTTACCATTATCGAACTATCTACTTGATATGGAAGCGACAGGTATTCCTATTGATATCGAATGTATGACCAAGCTTACAGAACAGTATCAAAATTGTTATAAGATCTTATTTGAGCAACTTATGACATATACTCGTGAACTTGGTTTTGATACACAGAAGTTTGAGTTAAGTGAGGCGGAAATAGGAGAAGAAGAAACTAAGAAAAAAGGTTTACGTAAAGACTTTAATCCAAGGTCTTCTATAGATAAAAATTATCTATTCTTTGAGTTATTAAAACTTACTCCAGCTTATTACGTAAAAAAAGGTAAGGCAAAACCTAAAGCTTGGTATGACAAGCAAAAGGAGGTAACCAAAAAACAATATAAGCCTTCGGCAAATGGTAAGTCTATGGCTTCCATAAGATTTCAACTTGCTGCGGAATTAAAGAAAGATCCTGATAACGAAGAATTATCTAAAAAATATGATATAGTAAGAACGTATCTGGATTTAGCTCGTGTTAGTGTTTTCTCTAACAAGTTTCTTAGCACGCAGGGAGTTGACTTTGATCATGAAGATTTTGAAGATCTCATTGATCCTGAGGATAGAGAAGAAGAACCTTTGAAATCTTCGTATTGGGCAGCCCTCGCAAACGATAAAGCTATTCATGCTGATTTCTATGAGTGCCTTGATAACTTCAGGAGTTCCTCTAAACCAAATGTTCAAAACCCTGCTTCAAAGGTTTTGTCACACATTCCAGCAATCTTTACACGTTGCGGGTTAGATACACCTAAAAACATTAGAAATATATTTTATGCTGGTCATAAAGATTATTACTTTGCAGAAGTTGACGTAGCTGGGGCCGACTTAGCTATTGCTGCTTTCTTAAGTAAAGATCCAGACTATATAAAAGATATTTTACAAGGAGGTTTCCACACTACAAAAATGCGGGATTATTTTAAAGATCCTACGTTAACAAAAGATTCTGCATCTAAGTATGTTACATCTAAATCCATTACATTCAGAGTTGCATATACAGCAGGATTAATGAGTGCGGCTATCCCTATTCAAGCTGAAATTTATGCAGAAAGTGGTGAATTGGTTGATCTTGATCTTATCGAGTATGCTTTAAAGACTTGGGAACGTTATAAAACATATATGGATTATCGTAACAAATGTGAACGAGAAGTCCACGAAGAACACCGCATCACAAATATGCGAGGTATGGTTTATAACTTTGAACTTTGCTCTGATCCAGCTATTAAATCTGGTTGGGTAAATCAATCTTTGGCATTTCCGATTGCTAGTGAACTTGCGTTATTTATGTGGGACATCTCTGTGCAAATGAAAAAGGCCATGATTGAAGATGGAGTTTGGATGAAATATATAAAACCAGTAAATGTAGTTCACGATGCTAATTACTGGATAATACATAAAGATATGATGAATGATAACTATTTTCCTGAACTTTGTAAGATGTATTTTACAGACAAAGTTCGTATTGCAACTGGCGATGCTTTAGGTATGGAAATGGTTGTATCTGATAGATGGAAAGGGAAAGAAAAGATTTTCTCTAAGGAAACTAAGTGGAACTTCGAAAAGAAAATTTGGGAGTGGGACCACTAAATATACTAGTTATGGAAAAAAATACAAAACCTAAAATTGGAGTTAATGACGAAGAAATCAAAGAACAATTAGATGCGGCAGCTAAAACTATAGTTGATGGATTCGAAAATAATAAAAAGTGGACAGTAGAAGAAATTTCTAATATCTTACCTTTCTTTACAGAAATCAAAGAAGATCGCCACGAAGGTAAACCTTGTGAATATTTGGTTGCTTATGGAGATATTACTCCTATAATTGCTGAATTTTTAAGAAAAATTAAATGGGATAGGAATCGTTCATTAGCACCATTACATGTATCTACCTTAAGAAAAAAAATTCAAGAAAAGTCTTTTGATCAGAGTAGATTACTAAATGCTTTTTATGTTGATGAGTATATGCAGTTATCTAACGGAAATCATCGTACAAAAATTATGTGTGATGATAAAGTGACTTTGTTTGGCGAAATTGTTTTCGGTGCACCAAGGGAGAAAGTTAAGGCTATGGACACGGCTAGATACCGTCAACTTAGTCAAACTATGGGTATGTTTTATGACGAGTTTCCGAAAAACGGAGCCACTGTCTATACAAATATTGACTTGTTTATAAATGAGGGGAGCAATGGTAAAAAGACTATTACAGAGCTAGAACAATATCATAAAGTTTTTGGAGAAGCTTTAGCCCATGTTAATAATGTACCTAAATTATTAAAACAATTTAATGATACAAGGAAGGCAGCATTAGTACTGTCTTGTTGGGCCAACAAAGAAAAATTTGATACTTTCATAGAGGGTGTAAATACTGGAGCTAATTTACCTGGGGATAGTCCTATGTTAAGTATTAGAAACACACTTTCAAATTCTAGCTGGAAAGGAAAGTCAGATCCAATTCATCAAATTGGTAGAATTCTAATGATGTTTTATAAACATTCAATTGATGTGGATAGTAATACTCCTAAGTATATGAAAACTATGTTGAAGGATATTATAAGTTCTGGAAATGAGAATAATATTAATAAGCTAGAAAAACCTTTACTTAGAAAAATGCGTCGTGAGTTTTAAGTTATCCGATAATGGTAAAACCAAATTTCGTTCAAATCATTACAATACATTTGGATTGAATTTTGGATTACCTGAAAACGGTGGTACTTGTCCTGGTGCAACTTGTGGCAAAGGAGGCTGTCTCGATGTTCGAGATGGCCTCAAACGCCAAACATGTTACATGGCTAAGATAACCGCTATTTATAAAAATGTTGGTGTTGTGCTCGAAGAGAATACAGCATTGGTAAAAGGAAAAACATTAGAAGAGATCAAAGATGTATGTCGTAAGACGATACAAGTCTTCATCCAAAAATCAAAGGGTGAAGACTTGTATTTTCGACTACATTATTCTGGTGATTTCTTTTCTGAAGATTACACGAAAGCATGGGCAGAAATTATAAAAGAATTTCCAACTGTGACATTTTGGGTTTATACTCGATCACACGAGTATGTTAAGCATTTATTAGGAATAAATAACTTAAGTGTATATTTAAGTTGCGATCCTGTAAACTTTGAAACTATGTTAAAAGTTTACGAAGAAAATAAAGATAAAAATCCTCGATTAGCTTTAGCTTGGCTTGGAAATACTGCACCTGATAACGAAAAATATCGTTGGGTAAAATGCCCTGAGATCACTGGAAAAGTTAAAAATACAAACAAAGAAGGAGCTTGTAGTAAATGTCGCTTATGCGTCGATAACTTCAAAATCCGACTCAAAAACATTCAATTCTTAAACCACTAATATGTCTACTGCAATTCGTACCGCAACCGTATCTAATAAAACCGTTTATAATGCTAATGATGTTTGTACATCTATTGGTGTTTCTTGGAATGGCAAAGATTCACTTCGTAATATGAAGGAAGGTTTTCACTTCAAAAAAGTTAAAGCCCCTTTGAAGAAAAATGATGGTACTGTGAGTAAAACTGAATTTTATGCATTTACTGACAAAGGGGTCAATAAACTGTGTAAAACATTTAAAAAAGCAAATCCGCTTAATACAGTAACCATTAAGGATACTGCTCAAGATAAAACAAATAAAGAGGTACAAGAACTTCGCAATCAAGTTGCACAGCTTAAACAAGTTTTTGCAACTGCTATGTTGTCTAAACCCTTAGGAACAATGCAAGCTCCTACTATTGTTGCTAAAGATGAGCGTGACGAAATCCGTCAAATCGTTACAAACTTTGCTAGCAATTATGCAAAGAATAACGGTATCACCAATCCACAAGATGCACGCATTTACTTTGACTTGTGCTTTAACATGCTGTATAATACATACAAACAGAAGTACAACTTTGATATTAAGTCAGCTGCTGGAAAACAAAATATTACAGGTTTAGCAATTGCTCAACAGTATGGTTTACTTCCAAATCTCCTTAATGTCGCAAAGAATCTGTTCGTCTAATAAAAAAAAACAAACTAAACTAAACTAAACTAAACTAAATATACTATGAATACTCCTCAAAGCCAAATTCAAATCAAAGGTCAAATTGCAGATGCTAGCGGTCATACTGATTTCGTCGGTACTCTTGACGAAGCTATGGACCTTATCATGCAGCAAGTTACTAAAGCTGGTAAGTGGGTTTACCTTAATGGTTCTCCATATATGTTCCAGAACTACGATCATTCTGAAATTCAGGAAGTTCGCGATAAGCTTGCTAATGCAGAAGAACCTACCTTTATGTTGACTGCCCGCCTCCAAGGTGGTGCAGTTGCTACGAAGGCATCTAATACTGTAATTCGTACTCGTACGACTAAGTCACCCATCTCTAAAGTGCTGAACGCAAATCGTCGTGCACATATCGCTGTGGGAATTAGTAAGAAAGGTAAGAAAAATATTATTGATGTGACTGTGTCCAACTTTAATGGTGCACAGAAGAAACTGGCAAAATACCGTGAAGACATTCTTCAAGCGGTGTTTAAAACTATCGGTTAATCCGATATAAAAAATTGTAATTAATAGTGTGGGAGAGTAAGAGATTACTCTCCCACATTTATTTTTACCCACTATGAATTTAGAAACATTTAAGAAAATACAAAAACAGGTTAATGATCTAGAGAAAACTGGGCTTAAGTTTGATGTTACGATTAAAAATGATGTAACATGGCAGAAAGATAGTTCATTGGCTGAGTTTGAGCCAACTTACTACAATATTGAGAGATTGAGTCAACTAGCTCAGTTACAATCAATTGTCGGTAAAGCTATTCCAGTACATTCTACGTCTAACACGTTTGGATCTTCTGTTTATTTAAAAGATTTTAAAGTTATTGACTGTATTCGATCGTTGCCTACTACAGTTAAAAGTGATAAAGATCTAATGGCTTTACGTAGAACACATAATTCCATTAAGTTCTTTACACATAACATATATGGAATGTCTGCTATTGAGCCTGTCTTAATTAGTGAAGCTCCAGCCGAAGATGTTGAGGACGGGATAACATATCGATACATAGGTACAAAAGATTTATGTCATATGTGTGTTCCTCATGACAATCCTTTATATGTTTATTTAGATAGAGGATTCGTTTATGCAAAAATTAATAATCTAAGAGAAAAGGATAGGATTATTATTACTAACGAATTAACGGCCGAAACATACTTAGTTATGTTGGCATGTTTCTTGAATCCTGCCTTTACAAAACAGTTAGAAAACGAATGTTTTATTAATTTTAATAAAGCAAAGCTTTATCGTATTAAATTTGAAAAGGATCTTCCACCTCAAGCAAAAGTTACATACGATCGTATTAAAACTGTTGTTCTTACAGATTATGAAAAATCTGTAAATTCTAACATGTTAGTGAAGGTAATCAAAGGTGAGTTACCTACAGCAACATTTAATCAAATTAAGATTAATAAAGATACCGCAAATTACGAAGGCATCTATATTACTTCTCCAGGTTTAATGGATTATCTTTATGAACGTATGATCTTTGATGATCGTACTGATATTTATAATATCATTGGTTCATTTATTAATTTCAAAATTGCTGAACTTGAGTCTCATACGTTTCCAACACCTGCAGCAGGCGAAGAAGATAAGGAACAAACTGTAGAAAAAGCTTTTGTTATTAATGGAATAAATATATCATTAAAACGTACAACAGCCAATACAAGACGCACAGTAAACGGACTAGCTATTAATATTGAAGAGCTTGAAGAGGTTTGTTATAGAGCTTCTTGTTTTAAGAATCAAGAAACTTTCGATAAGTTTGTTAAATCGGTCCATAACATGTCATTGAAGTGGCACGATGCAATTGGTTCTGGTTTACCTGTTAAAATCCATGATGGATTGACTGCTTTGGAATATAAGAGTAGCGAAGCGCCTATGTCTTGTCCTCGTATTCGATTTATGAAAGATGATAAGGATATTTATCTAATTACTGGAGAAGGTGAAACCGATCGTGTTCGTGTTAAATTAAATCAAGTAATTAAAAAGATTGCTACATTAAATAAACGCACAAATAATAAATATTCTGTTGGACAGGGTTATGCACCTAGGAACGCTGCGTGGGCTAGACGACAATTGATAAATATTCTTAAAGAAGCTTGCACATTCGAAGTTAAGACACCAATTTTAGACGATGATGGTAAACATGTTACTAATCCTGAAGGAAAGAAGACATACAACATCACAAAAAATTGTTTACTTACCGATCAGAAGGCTGAGTTTATTGGAAAAATGGCTCAAACCTATTATGAGAAGGCGGTACAACGTTCAAAACTGTTCTTAGAAAATGCAGTCAAACAGACTAATGCAAAAGGTATTGAATTTAACGGTGAAGAATGTTGGTATGTGGAAGGACAAATGCATAAATATGCCGTGAGTAAGAAAACTAATACTGTGTTTAATTTTACTACAGGCAAATCTATTTGTATTGTCGAACCTGGACATCGTGTTGAAATTGGTTTTGATGCCACGGCCGCAAGGTTAATGGCATTAAAGCATGATTCTGTGGTTGTTAAAGAGGTTGGCACTTTACAAGCAGGTTAAAATATTATGAAATTAATTGAGGTCATTCATGAAGCAACACAACAATGTCACGACGAGATTGAAGAAGAGGGAGGGATCATAATCCATAATCCCTCCGTTGAAGACAGTTATGAGTTTATTAAACTTACAAACCAAAATACAGGAAAAGCGTTAGCTCCTGTATTATGGACTGCAGATCAACAAGAATATGCGGATAAGATTCTACCAAGAGTTATGAAAGGTGAGAGACACTTCGCATCTTTTCATACTCATCCTAGATTTTTAGCAATTCCTAGTACAATAGATTTATCACAATTATTTCCAGGGTTTTCAATAAACATGATATACAGTCAAACAACAAACCGTATATCCGTTTGGGAAACTGATAAGGAGTTTCACACTACCTTTTCGACGGTCTATGAAGGTACTTCAGACGGATTTGTCGAACATAAAGATATAAATGCCGTAGTAGCATAACAAAATAACTACAATATAATAATGAGTAATACAATCCCTAAAATTAAAAAAATTGGTATCGCTGGTGCCGGCGGTATTGGTTCCCATTTGTCTGGTATGCTTTATGATTTTGGTGTAAATCGAAATCAATTCCCATTTACAGATTATGAAATTGATATTTACGACGACGATGTCGTGGATTTTAAAAACTTGTTACATCAGAATTTTACAGAAGCTGATTTACATACTATGAAGGTGGACTCTATTGCAAATAGATTTGCACTTACACCACATAAACGGTTTATGACTGTAGAAGATTTTAAAAACTACGATCTTATTTTTTGTGGTGTAGATAGTATGACCTTCAGAAAAGCTCTTTATGAGTGGTCTTGGGACAATCCAGACAAGGCTTTTTGGATTGATGGTCGTTGCGAGAGTCGTCAAGGTTGTGTATTTAATAAAACAGTTCCTCGTAAAACGCTCGAAAAAATGCTTAGTGATAGTACTGAACGGAATGGTTGTTTGTTGAAGTATGAGAAGGAAAATAACATCTCTCATGCTTTACCTATAATCGTTGCGGCTATGATGACTCAAACTTTTTTAAATTATACTAGAGGTATACATCCACTACCTGAAAAAATTTTCATGGTTTAATAAGATGAATTATCACGATAACAACAGACTACTCATTGAAAAAAATTTAGAAAGAGTAGTTGAAAAGATGTGTATATCGTGTAAGATAGGTAAGGCCGATTGGGACTTTAACGAGTCCCTTCGGTCCGCCTTGCAAGCAACAACTTGCATAACACGAATACAAGATCTAATAACTAAATATAACGAAACATTTGAATTAGCTAAAAAATCAAATATTCAAATAAATAGCAAATATCAACATCTATACAAACTAAATAATACAAAATAAAATATATGGCAATAATTAAACCCTCAAAAAAATTCATTGGCTCTGAAATTGACCTTCGCGACGCTGGAAAATATATTCGACCAGAAGTTCGTCAAGTTTCTTTTAATAAAAAGAATAATCCTAATGGAGCATGGCTTTACTTTCTTCCTCCTTATAAAGTAGACGCTGAAGGTAATGGAGTATGGTACAAAACCTTCAAAATTCGAGATAATTTTGGTGATAAATTTAAGGAAAAATATGTATGTATCGAGAATGATCCAGTCGATCATTTTGAACGTAACATGAAAATTCATTTCTCTGAAGAAGCGAAAGCTATCGAAGGAACTGATGACAACGGTCAAAAGAGAAAAGTGTATCCGTTGTTTGGACGTACAACTACACGTGTTGTTTATAACGTCGCTTATGTAAACAATCTAGAAGCTGGAGCACACGTACTAGACTTACCATCTTTTAATGGTGCATCTATCATTAATTCTTGGTTGGGTGAGCGTGACACAAGAGGCAGAGAACGTCCGGTACTAAACGATCCAGATAGTTGTATTCCAGTCTTTATTAAACTTAAAGACGGTGGTGGAGCACCTTGGCAAATTGAACCTTCTCAAAGCGAAGCTACTAATATTCCAGAAGCTTTAGCAGATTCAGAAAATATTTACAATTTAGACGATGTATTTATTCGTAGAACACCTGCTGAACTTATTGAAAAACTTAGTAAGATGTATTCTCCTGATGTATTCGAAAAATGCATGAGTGGTTATCCTGGTTTTGATAAGGTGGTGATTAATGCTGAACCTGCTCCAGCTAGAGTTGCACAAACTTCAAAAATTTCTGTACCTTCTGCAAAACTGAGTTCAACAGTTCCGGCTGTCGCTAATCTTGCTAAGCCAAGACTTTCTGTTGAAGAAGAAGTGGTAGAAACTGAGTTTATTGAAGATGATGGAGATGAAATTCCTGGAATTGCAGTAAGTAAACCAAAGGTAACGGCTGAACAAGCTGCTGCCTTCTTGAAAAGACCCAAGCCGCGTATTACAAGCGCTGAAGAATAATTAACTTATAGACTGACTTCCGGTTAAATTAATTTCCAATTTAGTTGGAAGTCAGTCTATTCTTTTATAGAATATGACTTTATCTAATTATCTTTCAGACGTTCAAAAACAATATAAAAAGAGGAGAGGACGAGATAGTAATCTAGAAATTGAACTAGGACATCAGGTTCCTCCTGCTACTGGTTTAATTGTGGATAATCCACTACTAGAGTATATCTTGGATCGTAGATTCTTAGCTTATGGACGTTGTTATTTGACTTATGGTAAGAAGGGTTGTTCTAAGACAACATTATTTCTTAACATTGCAAAGCTTGTACAACAAGCTGGAGGTATTGTAGTTTGGGTTGAGACAGAGAAAGCTGCTGACCTAGACTACGCAAAAAATCAAGGCGTTGATCTTACTAAATTGATCATGCCTAAAGTAGATACACTTCAAGAAGCCTTAACTGTTTGCGAAGATTTTATTCGTGGTCTGCCTAAAGCTGATCCTGAGGGAAATACGCCTGTTTTGATTTGTCTTGATTCGATTGCAGGTGCTATTCCTGAATACGAGTTACAATCTGATGTTACTGTTGGAGAAACTAAAGTAGGTGAACATGCGAGATTGATGTCTGGTTTTTATCGTAGGATCATTCATCCACTTGAAAGTGAAAAATGTATCTTCATGGCATTAAACCAATTAAAGATAGCTATCGGAAAAACGTCATTTGGCGGTGAAGAAGCTGAGGCTATGATTGGTGGTGATGCACCTAGATTCCACTCTACATATCAATGGAAGGTTGTACGCACAAAAGATCTTGTTAAAAAGATGGCGAATGGTGCGGAGCGTAAAGTAGGATCTCGACATAAGTTAATTTGTAAACGCAATAAATTAGGTCGAGAAGGTAACTCACAAGAAGTTGAATTTGATGTACATATCAAAGGAGGTATTGATTGGTATTCTTCTTTAGTAAGAAAGCTAGCTGATGAATATACGAATTTAGTATCGAAAAGTGGTGGTTATTATAGTTGGGAAGTTGAAGATACTTACTATGAAGACGACGAGGTTTATCAAGACGAATCAGGTCAAGATAAAATTCGCAAAAGCAAGTTTCTTATTCCAGTAGGTAAAAATCTACGAGAAGGAGAATTAGCTTCACTTATCGCTAAAAGCCATGACGCCAAAGAACTTATACGTAAGGAATTTGGCATCCCCGATATGCCATCCATAGATGACATAAAACGAGTTGAAACAGAGAATAAACAAAAAAGAGGTCGCAAGAAAGCAAATGATCTTGACGACGAAGACGCAATTCAAGAACTATAAACTAAACAAAACACATAATTATTATGTCTACTGAAAACACAAACGAAGAAACTCAAACACCAGTCGCAACTCCAACTACCCCCGCCAAGAGAGGTCGTGGTCGTCCTAAGGGAAGCAAAAACAAACCAAAAGATCCTAATGCTCCTGCGAAGGTAAAAAAGGAAAAGGTTGTTGAAACTCCTGCTCCTGTTGGCGCTGCCTTCATTGCTCCAGTCGCATTTGTTGCTGCTGATAACGAAGTTGTTGAAGCTGAACCTGCTGCTGTCGAAGAATAAAATTAATCTAAACTAAAATTGTTTCTAAAACAATCTAACAAACATATGAATACTACCGAAATCGCTGAGAAGACGCCAGTAGCCGAGCTGCTTAATCGTCTGCTTTCCGTTGAACAAGAACAAGCTGAGCTTGCCGTGAAACATCGGCAAGCTAAAGCTGAGCTTTACAAAGCTAAAAATGAGTTGGAGGCTGAAGATCCTACAATTCGTGAACGTGAACGTAAAGTTCGTAAAGAAGAAATTCGAGCACTTAATCGTGTGCGTTATGCCACTAATAATGGATTGACTATCCACAAACTTCGTCAAGCAGGTAATACTGTTTCTGTGGTACACATCAGATATGCAGATATTCCTGGTGTTGCCATTGCTCCTCCTGTACCTAGTTACCTTAGAGGAGCATATGAATTCCTTCCTCGTGGAGGCGCTACGTATGTGACTATTATTAAGCCTAACGGCGAATGGATGTCATTATCTAGCGTTTGTCATATTGATGACTCGTTTGATTATAAACTTGGTGTAAAGCATGCTCTTGAGCAGCTTGACCAACAAGAAGCCGATTCGCTTCTTGTTACCGATCAAACGGAAACAAAAGCCGAGTAAGTAAAATAATCTTAGGGGCAGGGAAACCTGCCCCTATTTTTTATGTCTACTATTTTTGTAAGACAGGTAAATACATTAATTTCAGATATCACAATTCTGAAATTTTTGTCATTTACCCCAATTGACGGTCAGAAATTTCAGTTAGATCCTAAAGGATTTATCTGTACAAAAATAAATCATTCTCATGCGTGGCTATTTACTAGAGAAGAGTTGTTTTCACAATATAAAATTGTCGGAACTACTGATGATGGTTGGATGGTTGCTGAATTGTTAAAAAATGAAAACACTGAATAAAATTTATAAACGAACTAGCACAGGAAAAATTCAAGAATGGTATATCGAAGTTGAAGGAAATAAATATCGTACTATTTCTGGTCAAACAGACGGTAAAAAGGTTATTTCTGCATGGACTACATGTAAAGGGAAAAATATTGGGAAGACCAATGAAACAACACCTGAAGAGCAGGCATTAGCAGAAGCATTAGCTAAAAGAACTAAAAAGCTAGAGGGAGAGTATAAAGAAAACATTAAAACTATTGACGATGTTTCTTTTTTAAGTCCTATGTTAGCTGAGGATTACGCTGATGTAACTTTGAGTTATGAGAAACCTTTGTTTGTTCAGCCTAAATTAGATGGTATTCGTTGTATTGCAACAATCGATAAATTGGTATCAAGAAATAATAAAGAATTTGTTTCTTGTCCACATATTCGAGAAGCACTTAAAGAAGTATTTAAGGATGATTCTTTATTAGAGTTGGACGGAGAGCTTTATAACCATGAGTTAAAAGATGATTTTGATACCCTCGTTTCACATATCAGAAGAACAAAACCTTCTCCACAAGAAATTAAAGAGTGTGCAGAAACCATAAAATATTATGTCTATGATATTAGGGATAAGACAAAACCTTTTTCTGAACGATTTAAAAAGTTAGAAAAAATTGTTAAACGATTGAAAAATCCTTTGATCGTATTGGTTGACACACGCGAGGTAGAAGATCAAGATACTTTAGATAAGTACTATACAGAGTTTTTAGACGCTGGATTCGAAGGTCAAATGATACGTTCTGATACTGTTTATGAGTTTGATCGTACCAAAGCATTAGTTAAAAGAAAAGAATTCATAACTGATGAATTTGAGGTTGTTGATGTTTTGGAAGGTAAAGGCAATCGTGCAGGTATGGCTGGAAAGATTGTCGTAAAACTACATAAAACAACAACAGACGGTAAAGATACTTGTGAAGCTAATCCTAAAGGTAACTTTGATTTTTATAAAAGGTTATTAACAGATAAAGAGAAAGTTATCGGAAAGAAAGCTACTATTGAATTTCAGAACTATACTCCAAAAGGATCACTGAGATTTCCTAAAATGTTAACAATTAGAGACTATGAGTAATACAACAGAAAAGAAAGCAAGAAAAATTAAAATTGAAGATTCTACTAAAATCAAAACAGCTTATGAAGTGCTAATAATTGACCGAAGTAGTTCTATGTCTTATCAAAAAGAAGCAACTATTAAAGGCATTAACGACTATGTAAAAGGGCTTAAAGAAAGTTCAACTAAACACGGGATCAAAACACAAATCATGATGATTATGTTTGACTCAGAAGTTGAAACTCTTTATGCCTTTACGGATATTGAAGAATTTGTTGACCTAAATAACAATACCTATATTCCTGGTGGAATGACTGCGTTAAATGATGCTGTCATGTTAGGTATTGAAGCAGTTAAATCTGCTGTAAAAGGTAGAGAGCAAGATGAAGATGTGGATGTTACTATCAACATCTTCACAGATGGGTTTGAAAATGCTTCTAAGAAGTATCCTAACAACGAACAAGGTGAAAATCTCGAAGTTAAAGGTTTGGTCAAAGAATTGTGTGATGCGTATAAATGGACAATCACGTATTCTGGAGCAGGAACAGTAGAACAAGCAGTAGCTGCAGCTCAGGCACTTAATATTCCTGTTGGAAATACTCTTAATTATGCAGCTGGTGCCGCAGGTCCTGCCGGTCCTCAAGGTGCTTTACGTAGTAGTACTATGGCTCGTAGTATGAAAATGGCAAGTTTTGCTACCGGTCAGAGTTATGATTCAACATCTTACTTTGCCTCTGTTGGTGCGGATGTTAATACTGCTAAGCCTTCTATTACACAACCAAGCAACAGATCACGAGCAATGATGCGCTCTTCGGTAAGTATTCCAGATCCTGTAGATGTTGGATTGCTTGATGGTGTATTGGATACAGTTACTAATTTATGTGTTTCTGCTGCCGATACCGTAGTAGAAACTGCTTCGTCTGCTGTAGACGTGGTTAGCGATGTTGCAAGTGCTGCTTGTGACTGTGCTTCTTCTTGCTGTGATTAACAAAACGGTAGACAGGGACACTAATTAGCGTTAGTGTCCCTGTATATCATGAAAAATCCAAAGCAAAAAGGAAATACATTTGAAAGAACTGTCGCCGAAGATTTGAGTCTTTGGTTAACAGATGGAGAAGAAAAACGAGCTTGCTGGCGTTCAGATACTTCTGGAGCGGCCGCAACTATATGGGCTAGAAAAGGGCAAGAAGCTAGATATGTTCAGGCAAACGCTGGAGATATTAGACAGATTGCAGATAAAGGCTTATATGAAAAATTAGATAAGTTTTTCGAAACCTTTGTTATAGAGTGTAAAAGTTATGCAAATATTGATTTTTATCCTCCTTTTAATAAAACAATCACAAATTGGTTTGATCAATTAATTAAAGAAAAAGAAACTACCGGCAAAAAGGCATTATTGATAGCTAAAGGAAACCATCGAAAAGTGCTATATTGTCAAGAACCAGATGACCTGCGTCCAAACGTCTCCAAACTTATGACTATTTACTATAAAACTCTTACACTTGACATTTATTTGTTTGATGACGCGGTACCTACCGTAAATGAAAAACCCAACAAGAGTTGAAGCTGAATTAATAGCTATATCAAAAGAAAAAGATGTAATTAAAGAATATAATCGTTACTGGAACGAAATTACACCAACTAAAAACGAAGACATAGCACGACGCTATGTCTTTTCTTTTTTATCTGTTCATACACCATGGAGTTCAAATGTTAGTTCTTTTTTATTATTAGAAAAAAATAAAGACAAACTTAATAATAAAGAAGAGTTAACTGCAATATTACAACAAAGTCGAGCAGGTAATTATGAAACAAAGTCTAGAGGCATAGTCAAGTTTCAAAAAGATTTTGAAACTAATCCAGACTTCTTTAAGCTTTATGATGGAGATCATCAAGCACAACGAGATTTAATAATGAATCAATGTTTTGGTTTAGGTTTAGCTAAAACCGCTTTTGCATTGGAAATGTGTTTTCCATTGTCTGCTCAAGTTGTTTGTTTAGATACGCATATGTTACAACTATATGGGTACACAGATAAGAAAGAACGCAATAAGGCAGGTTCAAGTAAAAGACTTTACCATGAAATGGAAAAACATTGGTTAGCTACATGTAAGCAACTTGATATTTCACCTGTGATAGCAAGAGCTATCTGGTGGGATAAAAAACAACAACAAAAAAATTCAAAATATTGGAGTTATGTCATCGAGTAATCATAAATTTTTAGAAGATCGCTTCTTTGAAAGATGTAAAGAAGTATATAAAAAAGCAAAACAGTCTTTGAAAATGGATGACTGGGATGCTGGTTTTGATGTAGGGAATGTATTTGCTGTAGAAGAAATTCTATTAGCTGCTATGACAAGAGAAGCGGTTAAGAAACAATTTGAAGAATGGGATAAAGAAATCGAAAATGAAATACAACAAAACAATAAATCCGGATAAAGTATTTTTTACAAGCGATACACATTTTGGACATACTAATATTATTAAGTATTGTGATCGTCCATTTAATACTACTAATGAAATGGACGAAACACTTATCAGGAATTGGAATTCTGTCGTTCCACAAGATGGTCTAGTGTTTCATCTTGGTGATTTTGCTTTTGGAGATCCTGCTGTATATCGTCCAAGGTTAAACGGAGATATAAGGTTTATCATAGGTAATCATGATAGAGACTCAGAAGCTTATTATTATAATGCACCTAAAGATGCTAAACCGTTCTTGTCTTATGAAGACGTTAGGATGGTTGTAATTAATGGGCAAGCTATATGGCTTTCACATTATGCACATAGGGTTTGGCCAAAACAAGGACGTAAATCCTGGCATTTATATGGTCACAGTCATAATAACCTTCCAGATGATAAACATAGTTTATCGTTTGATGTTGGTGTGGATGCGCATGGGTTTAAACCTATATCCTTTAATGAAGTAGTGCGTATAATGGGTAAGAAGGAATTCAAAACCCCAGAAGATCATCATGGTAACAACGGAAACTAACACAGCCATTATTAAATGGGAGGATAAGGTTCCAACTTATTTAACGTGCCCGATACAAAGCAAAGGGTTACGTATAAAACAAGGAAATAATAAAAAGAATATTGTAATTGAACTCTATAATAGTAGAGACACTTTAACTCCAGGATATATATCCATACCAATAGAAAAGATTCCTGAGTTAATAACCGACTTAAACCAAATATACAACAATGTCACTACCTAAAAACGAACTTAAACTTAATCAAAAATTCAAAAGAAAATGGCTTACCGCTTTACGCAGTGGTAAATATAAGCAAGGCGAGGGAGTCCTGAAAGTTAAAGGTAAACAAGAATTCTGTTGCCTTGGAGTTGCTTGTGATATAGCTGGAATTCCTAGAGGTAAAGTTTGTGGATTGGGGCTACCTTCAGAACTATCCAAGGAATTACAACTTCGTCTTCCTCCTTTCTTTCGTGATGAGGCTTTTGGTGGCAATGATAAATGTGATGATTACATGCGTACGTTAGCGTCAATGAACGATGATGGTACTCCATTTACAGATATTGCTGATGAAATTGAAAACACTTTTAAAGTGAAGAAAAGTAAGAAGAAAAAGTATACTTAAAATTGTGGCTACTAGTGTAACAGCTAGTAGCCACCCAACTATTTTTTTAATATGGAATATAATATTTTAGCTAAGATGGTGGGAGGTTCGCATCTGTATGGTTTAAATACACCAGAATCTGATTATGACGAAAGGTACATTTATTCTTATACAGACATTGCTAGAATTATTGGATTAGAAAAATCTGAGTGTATTGATTCTCGTGATGGTGTAGAGGATAGTTTGGGTTACGAAATTCGTCGATTTTTACAATTGTTAAAGAAAACCAATACTCAAGTAGTTGAGATGTTGTTTGCCCCTGACGAATGTTTTTCTGTATTATCTGAACCTTTTAAACGGATTCGAGCACAGAAATTTGAATTAATTGATCAAGATCAATTTTATAAATCGATGCGTGGTTATATTCAAAACGAAATTCGTTTAGCTAATGGAGAACGTACTGGGCAACTTGGAAGTAAAAGAAAAAATCAATTAGAAAAGTATGGTTACTCTCCAAAAAACTTCGTTCAATTGATCAGATTGTGTAAATGCGGTATTTCCTATTTTACAGATGGAGATTATCCGGTAAGAATTAGAGATAAATATCCTGATCTAGGAAAACGTTTATTAGAAATCAAAACACAACCAGAATTATTTACTAAGGAAGGATTAAATGAAATGGTTCGGGATATGGAATTAGATTTACAAAAAGCTTATGGATTTAGAAAGAATGCTGATCTTGTGAGTTTTTATAATTCTGATTTAGCCAACCAAATTTTATTTGATGTTTACTTTCCTATTTTACAGAACTACAAAAAATGAAAAAGATTGTAATGTTAAAAGGACTTCCAGCCTCAGGTAAAAGTACTTGGGCTAAAGAGTTTATTAAAGGAAAAAAAGATTGGATTCGTGTTAATAACGATGAACTGGGTGCAATGCTTTTTGGAGAACTTTGGGCCGAAGGTCGTAGTGATGACATTGATCGTGCTAGAAAGCATCTTATAACTTTAGCAATGTCTCGGCTAGATAATATTGTAGTTGATAATACAAATTTACATCCAAAGCATGAAGAGTATTTAAAGGACTTGGTGTTCAAACATAACGAATCGGTTATGCATACTCCTAAACCAGAACTATACTCTTTTGAAATAAAGGATTTTACTGACGTACCGGTAGAAGAGTGTATCAAACGCAATAAGAAAAGAGAAAACCCTGTACCAGATAAAGTTATTTATCAAATGTATAGGTCTATAGCAAAAGAACACTGTTATGCAGAGCAAGATAGTTCTTTACCAAAAGCAATAATTGTAGATTTGGATGGTACAGTTGCTGACTGTAGCCATCGTAATCCATATGATGCAAAACGTTGTGGTGAAGATATACCTATTGATTTTGTTATTGAAATAGTAAAGAGATTTCAAACAGATCATAAAATTATATTTGTAAGTGGGCGTGACGCAAAGTATCAAAAAGAAACCAAAGAATGGTTAAAAGAAAAAGCTGGATTAATTGAAAGTAACTATGTTATTTTCATGAAGCCGGATAAAGCAGCTGATCTTTCTTTTAAACAAGAAATCTTTGATCAGTATATTAAAGATAAATTCTTTGTTTCTTTTGTACTAGAAGATCGTTCACATATGGTTCAAATGTACAGGCACAAATTAAAAATACCTTGTCTGCAGGTAAATGATGGAGATTTTTAATTATGAATCTACGTAGAGACATATTACATTATCAAGATTCTACAAGCGATAAAGTTTATATTGTAGAAATAAATCAGCTTACAGGTACACCAAAACCTTATGTTGTTGTCGCAACCTGGGGTAAACGTTCTGCAACAAGATTAAATAGTCAAATCAAAGAAACCTTTTCATCGCTTGGAGAAGCTAATAGTTATGCTAATAAGCTTGTTTATGATAAAGGGCGCGGTAGAGATGCTTATCAAAAAGCAACTAAAGGATTAATTATTCCTGGGTTAAATCAGTTATCTTCGATCACAGCAGTACAAGCTGGGATAACAAATAGTTCTAGTCAAGTAGTCAATGTAAGTGTTGAAGAACCGACTAGAAGAAAAATTAAACTGTAATGGCTTCATGTAATTTTTGTAAAACAAGAAATCTACAATGGATCAATTTAAACAGTCAAAATACTACAACAATTGTTGATGCTAGACCTTCTTTTAATGATGGAAGATTATTAGCTTCACTCGATACTGCGCCGCGCTGGCAATTACAGAATATAGACGGTACACGTCATTCTTGTGTTGTTGCGCGTGTTTATTATCGAGCTAGAGCTATGAATAATAACAGTGGTAGAGCATTTATGGCTGCAGTAGATGCTTGGCTTAATACGCATCCAACCGGAGCAACAAGTTTTGTAGATATTTTTCCAGAACTGTATACTAATAATCGTAGTTATAATACTGATGAACAATTGATAGAGGCTTTTTATTTGCAGAGTAATTCAGCAACAACCTCTGCGGCCCCTGTTCCTGTTTCTACAGCATTACCTAACGATATCGAGGCTAGTGTTAGAACATTACCGTTGTTGCCATTACCTGCACCAGTGGTTATTGATTTTACACAAGCTACAAATCGTCGTAATGGTGCGTTAAATTGGAGAGGATTATGGGGAGAGGGTATTCAGTATGAACAAAATGATGTTATCGTGTATGCTAGTCATATCTATGTAGCAACTTTTAGAAATATGAATATTAAACCCGGAAATGGTTCATGGACAAACTTAACAGGACCTCAACAAGAACAATTGTTTCGAACTATGGCTGTAGAGCCTGTAGAGCGAACACCAGTTAATCAACAAGTAAAAAGAGCAATTAAAATATGAATCCTGATATAGTTAGTGGATTATTAGACAGTTGGATAGGAGAACCAGTTACTCCAGTTACAATACAAAATATTGTCAATAGTATGGCGAGTCAAATTCAAGGATCTATTGATAGAGTTGAAGTTAGTGAGGATAATGGGCAACTGACAATTGATGCTGCAATAACGAGACCAACTCCAATACCGTCAATAAATATACAGTTTGAACGAGTTGAAGCAGAAGCTAGAGTTTTTGAACAACTTGTTAGTAATCAAGAAGCTAAACCAAAAGAAGTAGAAATATTTACATGGTTTGGTGGATTTATTTATAACAAGACATATGAACCAAATATTATTGTTAGTGATAATGGTGATTTTTGGATTTGTATTAAAAAGACATATGGTGAATTTTCGCCGTATGAAGGACAGAAGTTAAGATATCCTCCTTGGCGTAGAGCTAAGCATGAAGAGATTTTTCATCTTCTTGATTTACAGAAAAATATTTCTTTAAAATCAGCTGCAACTACAGAAACTAAAACACGCGCAATCAAAATTTAATATGAACGGCTTATCTTTCAAAACATTAAAAGGACTAACTCTCAATGAGGTTACAGCAAAAATCAATAAAGCAAAAGCTTCTGGTTGGAAAGTATTTGGAGAAATAACTAAAGAAGAAAAAGCTGAAGGATTTTTTCAGGTTATGGCGAAACATAAGATTAGTAAAAAGAAAAATGAAACTAAACTCGAAACTGCTTGATGTTACAGATTTTAACATCCGTGAATGTCAGTTTGCTGGTGATGATTGTTTATGGGTATTTCCTAAATTAGAAGGTGTTGCTTGGAACGAAGAAAATGAGGTACTACGCTCATCCATCTGGCGAAAGTCAGATGGAGAGCTTATCTCTGCTGGTTACAAGAAATTTTTTAATTGGGAACAGAAACCAGAAATACATCCTGCGCCAACAAATTTACATAATAAAATTGTTTGTGTTGAAAAGTTAGATGGTTCTTGTTTGATTATTTCAAAATACAAAGGAGAACTTATTACACGAACACGAAGAGCTTTAACTTATTCTTTACTTAATGGGGATGAATTGGAAAAAGTTTTGAAAGTGAAGTATCCTAAAGTATTTGATAATCCACTTTTAAATACTGAACAATATAGCTTTCTGTACGAATGGGTTACTCCAACTAATCAGATTGTTATACGTGCAGAAGAGCCAGAGTTATATCTTACAGGAATGGTGATTCATGAGAACTATACTTATGAAACACAGAATAACTTAGATAAACTAGCACTGGAGCTTGGTGTAAAGCGTCCTAAATACAAAAAATATAAGGATGTTGAACATATGCTGACTGATGTAAATGGATTAAAGGGTGAAGAAGGTATTTGTGTTTACTACGGTAACGAACAACATATTCGTAAAGTGAAGTCTGAGTGGTATATTACCATTCATAATTTCAGAAATGAAATGAACTTAAAGAATATTGTAGATCTTTATCTTGAACATGGTATGCCTAAGTATCAAGAATTTTGTGATATAGTACAAAATCAATTTGATTATGAGGGACTCCTTCAAGCACGTTCATTAATATCTCAAATATGTGATGCAAAAGAAAACAGTGATAAAATTGTGTTAGGAATGAAATCATTTCTAAATGCAATTAGTCACTTATGTACTAGAAAAGAAAAAGCTTTTCGTATCAGTAGTGCATATGGACAAACAAATCGTGCTGATATGGTTTTTACTTTATTAGATGGTAAAGATCTTGATTTAAAACAATGGAAGAAGCTGTTGTTTCAATCACTAATTGCATTATAGTATGTTATGGCTGATAATGAAAAATTGGTAGTATCTGCAGGCTTCCTAATCAAATCTGCAGACGATAAATATTTAATTGTAAAACCTTTTGGTGGATCTACTAAAGGCTGGGGAATACCTAAAGGTAAACGAGATAAAAATGAGAGTATTTTTGATGCTGCTGTTCGTGAAACATATGAAGAAACTGCATTACATATAGATGGTAACAAGAGCGTAGAACACTACGAATCTGAACCGTTTTTTCATTATACTGTAGATACAACTGAGGGCGGAACTAAGAAGAAATTTTTAAAACATGTTTATGTTTTTAGAGCTTATGCGACTAAAGATATAGAAACGTATCCTTTTAAATGTTTAACATTCTTAGAAGATGGTAGACCAGAGATAGAAAAATATGAATGGGTTTCATTAGAAGAAGCATATGAAAAAGTTGTCAAAAGTCAAAAAGGTATATTTGAATTTTTGATTAACTATAAAAAAACAAATGAAGCGGGATATAAAAGTTGATTTAAATCAAACAGCTACAAATACGTTTGCTGGACGATTTGGACCATATTTTGGTTATAATCGTAAAGAGTTTATTGAAGAAGCTAGAATTGACGGGTTCCCTTCTGTTGTATATAGTAAAAAGCTCAAAGAAGACTTTGGAATTAATATGGCTTTTTATGTAGGAAAGATTAATAACTTTTTTCTACAATCTTTAATAAATATAAAAAAGTTAAAGAAAACTGAATTATTTATTAGCTACGAAAATGCTTTTGCTCTTTGTGATGCATTGGGAGCTTCTGATTTTGGTTACGTATTTGATTTTGATGGCGTGTCTTGGGTTGCATATTATTCTGACGAATATAATGGTGTCGGAGGAATTGTATGTAAAGATGGTAGATCTTTTTTTATTGTTGAGCCTGTTAAAAACTTTTTACAAACAAAGTTTCCTAAAGAACAAGAAGATGAGTCTGATGCTGTTTATGTCGATTGATAAAATGGTATAATACTATGTAAGGGAACTACTCTTTGTAAGTTCCTCTAGGCCCTGCGCCTATCTTTTTTATTAGTGGGGATACCCCCTGGGTATCCCCCTATGGTTATAGTATGTGTTTTAGGGTATAGAATAATAGAGGGGTCAATACCTCTCAACCCTTGCACCAGTGGTGGTGTTCTTGGT